CGATGTATTGGGCAGCGGCCCCGCTGGCGCGCGCCTCGGCGGCCTGGCGCTCATACTCGGCCAGCGTCATTTGCTCGATGGCCGCGCGCCCAAGCCCGAACACCTCGTTGGCCCGTTCCTGCGCCGCCGCGCGCTCGTCGAGATTCTTGGCGTCGCGCGCGGTCGTGTCGATCAGCCGTTGGTGCTCATTGATCGTTTTTTCTGCCTCGCTGTTGGCGCGCTGTTGCAGGCCCAGGGCGTCGGCGGTGGCCTGCGCTTCGCGCAGCCTGGACAGCGTCTTGGAATCGGTCGTGATCTTGATTTGCTCGCCCAGCTTGAGCGAGTCGCGCTCGCCGGAATTGAGCTTGCTGGCCGCCGCGCCCAGCTCCTGCAGTTGCTTGCCGTACTGCTGCGCGGCGGCCAGTTGGGCCTTGAGGTTGGCCAGTTCGGTGTCCCCGCCGGATTTGGCTTGCTTCTTGCGCTCGGCGTATTGGTGCTGTACCGCCGACAAGGCGTCGGCAAGCTGTTGCTGGGCCGCGGCGAGTTCCTTGTCCTGGTTGATGCCCTGCGCCTGGTTGATGGCGATGGCGGCCAGTTGGGTGCGGTAGTTCTCTGCCGCATCGGCCATGGCGCGGCTCATCTGCACGGTTTTGCTCGCGCCCTGTGCGATGATCTTGTCCTGATCCGCGCGGGCCTGTGTCGCGGCGCTCAGCGCGGCCTGCGCATCGGCATTTTTTTGCGCGGCCCCTGCGTTGTCATAAAGGGCCTGGGCCTCGGCTTGCAGACTTTTGATGCGGTCTGCGACTTCGGCATAAGCGGTGCTGCCTACCCGGCCCGCGCCGGTGATCGTGTTCCACAGGCCCCCGGCGTCAGACTTCGCCTTGGCCGCGCTCAGCTTGGCCAGCTCACCTGATATGGCTTTAAGACGCTCGACATCAGTCGATGCGCGCCCGATGCCCCGTATGGCATCCCATGTCCCTTTGACCGCATCCGTCACGCTGTTCCACGCGCGCTCCATGTAGCCCAAATTCTGGACAATTTCATCCTTGCGCCGCCCAATTTCCGTGGCATATGTGCGCTGGGCCAGCGCCGCGGCTTCATCTTTGCGGCCCTGCTCTTCCAGCGCCTTGATCTGGTCGTAGACCGCCGATGTCAGGTAGTGATACTGCTCGTTGAGCTTGACGCTGGCGGCCAGCGGGGCTTTGGATAGCTCGGCCAGTTCGCGCACAGTTTGCTGCACGGGCACGCCAACGGAGCGCTCCAGGCCCAGCGCGACCTGGGTAAAGGCTTGCAGGTTGTCGGCGGCGACCCGGCCGCTGCCGGCCATTTGGGCCAGCGCGGCCGCCGCCGCGCCCTGGGTGCCGGTGGACTGGCTGATGGCGCGCGCCATGTCGCCCAACTGGCCCACCGTGGTGCCGGCGGCGTTGCCGGTCATCACCAGCGCTTTGCGGTATTCATCGGCCTCGGCCGCGCCCTGCTTGTACGCCAGGGCCAGGGCGCCCGCGGCCGCCGCAACCGCGCCGATGGCCAGCCCGGCAACGCCGGCGGCCGGGGCGATCAGCCCCAGCGCGCGGGTGGCCCCGCCCGCGCCGGTGCCGCCGGCCAGCCGCACCATGTAGCTGGTCAGGCCCTGCACGCCGCGCCCGAGCTTGTCCGTGGCCTCTTCGGCGCGCTTGAACTCTTCGGCCTTGTCGCCCACAGCCTTGGCAAGGTCTTGGGCGGCCTGGCTCATGCCCTTGGTTTGGGCGATATAGGCGGCGCGCTCGCCGCGCGTTTTGCCGATTTGCGCGGCCTCATTGGCCAGGGACTGGATGTATTTGACCTCGTCGTCGGTGAGCGCGGCGATCGCCGCATCGAGCGCGCTCAGCCCCTGCGCACCCTGCTGGCTGGCCGCGCGCAGGCCAGGGCCAATCGATTGCGCCGCACCTTGCATCTGCGATGAAAACTGCGCCGTGTCCGCGCGCAGTTCGATGCTGACTGACAGGTCGTTTCCCATATCAGTTCAATCCTGCTGCTCGTTGCGCAGCGCGCGCCCTTCGCTCTCCAGCACGCGCACGTGGCCAAACACGGCGGGCCGTTTTTTCTTCTTGACGCCCAGCAGCTTCATCGTGGCCGCCAGGTTGGCGTGGTCTATGCCCTCGTACCAGGCGCCGCCCAGCCCGGCCACGATGCGCCACTGGTTCCAGGTGCACACAAAGCATGCCCAGGCGGGCCACAGCGCCGGCGGCAACTCGTAATCTGGCTCGGGGACGGGCTGCGCCGTGTCCGCGCCGGCGGCCGCGCGCGCCCGCCGCGGGTCGGCGCCCAGGCGCGCCCACTGGGCGCACATGTCGGCGTCTTCCTGCTCGGCGCTCTGGCGCGCGCATGGCCTGCTCAAATACCAGTGCCGGACGGCGCCGCGGAGTTTTTTTCGATGGCCTGGGCATCTAGGGCAGCCTGCTGCGCATCGGTGTAGCCGCGCACCAGGGCGGCCTCCAGCCCGTCCCATTCCTCGCACACCTGCGCCAGCATGTCGGGCGAGTACTGTATGGGCTGCCCGGCGGTGTCGCGCAAGTCCCAATCGGTCAGCGTGGCGGCCAGGAACTCGGCGTCGGTGATCGGATCGGCGTCGAGGTCGGCCTCGATCTCGGCGCGCTCGCGCGCGCTGTAGCGCGCCGGTTCGTCCGCGAGCTGTTTGCGGATGCCCGCGCGCACGTCGGGCGTCAATCGGCTGGCGCGGATGCGCCGGTCCAGCGCCCGGCGCTCTGAAGTCTTCAAACGCCGGTAGCGCGCGCGCCCCTGTACGGTTTCGGGCTGGCCGTCGTTGCCGACCAAGCGGTAGGTGACTGGCGCCCAAAAGGCCAGCGCGGCCAGAATTACGGACATGTGTGTTCTCCCCGTCAAACCGTGATCGACCATTCATCGTTGCCTAAGTCGCTGGGAATCAGGCGCAGGGACACGGAAATCATCTGTATCCCGTCCTGGTCGGCGAACGTCGGCTTGCCGATTTGCGCCAGCGGCGCGCTGATCTGAATGGTGTTGGTGTCGGACTGGCCGTGGCGCAGCAGCAGCGGCACTTTGGCGCTGGCGCGGGCCATCTCGATCCAGTTGCGCGTGGCGACGTCGGTGTTGCGGAACGTGACGGTCGCGGTGCTGGCGCGGGCGGTGATCTCCGTAGCGTCCACGCTCATCAAGTCCTGCTTGGTCACCGTGTTCCCCATGTTGAACTGGAAGCTGCTGCACGCGGCCTCGTAGCCGTCCAACACCAGGGTGCTGTTGAGCGCGTTGACCCCCAAGGGGCGCATGAATTTGCCGTAGTTGACCGGCGGCATCGCGGCCATGTCTTCCACGGGAATGAACGAGCCCGTAAAGTCGAACTTCCACTTCGGGATTTGTTTTGCGTCCACTGCGGCCTCGGCGTTGCCGCGCGCGCCGGCCATCTTGTAGAGCAGCCGGTCAACGACGGCGTAAAAGGTCGCGCTTTCCATGTCGTCGGTTACCGGCGCGAACACGGTGTCCTGGCCCGGCGTGTTGGTCGCGCTGGCGCCGCAGGCGCGCATGAGCGTGGCCCAGCCCGGCAGATCGCCCTGCGCGGCAACGCCCGCGAAGCCCACCGAAAACGCGATCTTGCGGTACAGCGTGACCAGCGTGGTTTCGCTGGCCCCGAAGTGGGGGCGGATAACGCCCTGGTCGGCCTCGTCGCCTTCTATCGGCGTCAAAGTCACGTCGCTGACTTCGACCGCGTCGGAGGCCACCGGCACGGCGATGGTGCCCACATCGGTTTCGACGGTGGCCAGCACGGCCATTTTTTTGATGAACTTGGGCGCGGCGGTCATTGTTGCGGCTCCTTCGGGGTTGCGGTTGAGGGGATGGCGGCCACGCGCACGCGCCGGCCGCCCTGGTTGACGTACAGGCCCCCGCGGCCCCGGTAGGGGTCGGCGGCAGCGCCGCGCGCCGGGGGCCGGGGTGCGGCGGGCGCGGGCGCGGCGCTTGCCGGCGCGGCCTGGGCCTTGGCTTGTGTGCTCATGGTGTGCTCCTCGTGTAAAACGATTTCCAATGGAAGTGGTCGATCCAGCAAAGGCGGTTGTCGCCATCGAAACGCAGCAGTTGCCCGCGCCCCTTGCGCACCGGCTCGCCGGTCGTAGCGTCGGGCACCCAGCCCGACAGTGCGGCGCGCACCTGGGCGCGGACGGGCGCCAGGGTGGTCAAGGCCGCCGCGCCGCGCGGGTCGCGCAGGTTGGCGGTGATCAGGACAACCCCGAACTCCCATTGGTCGACCTCGTCATAGCCGCCCGTATGCGGCTGCACGGCGCTGTTGTCGGCAACTGGGAAAACGAAAGCCGCTGGAATAAGCAATGCGCTGGGCCTAGCGCTTTCCATGTCGGCTGCGCCGCCGATGGTTTTGAGCGCGCCCGCTTGCGCCTTGAGCCGCTCGATGACAAATTTCAGGTCCATGGCGGGCGCCCATCAATAGCCGCGCAGGTCGCCGGCCGGGGCGAATCCGTGCTGCGCCTCTTGCGCCAGCAGCACGCCGGCGCTGCCGCCCCAGGGGCACGTCAACAGCATGCGGCCCTCGGCGATGGCTTGCAGATCGGCCAGCGCGGCGCGGTAACGGCGGTAAACGTCGGAGTCCTCCGCGGCCGCGTCGCGCAGCCAAAAGCGCGCCAAGTCGCAAGTGATGCGCGTGAGCTGGGCCGGCGCCACGCGCTCCGGCTCGGCGCCGGGCGTGCTGACCGGCTTTGCGCAACCGGCCAGCGGCAATTGATAGCGCCGGCCGATCCAGCCGTCGACCGTGGCGTGGGCGTCGTCGAGTTTGACCTGGATGCGCTCGGCACAGACCGCGCCGCCATCGGGGTCGGATAACTCGATCAGCTCCGCTTGGCCAAAGCGCGCCAGCATGTCGGCGACGGCGGCGTAGATCATGGCGGCGCCGGTCAGGCGTGCACGTGCGGCACGATCTGCACTTCGACCAGGTCGCCGGCGGCCGCGGCGGTGCCCAGCGCGCGGCCGCAGTGGTTGCCGATGACGCCCTCGGCCGCCCGGCCCGAACCATCCGCGGCGGGCTTGACGTAGTCGCCCAGCGCGATCGGTTCAGCGGCCTCGACCAGGTAGCTGTAATCGGTAACCACGCTCACGGCATCGCCGGCGGCGGCGTCATGCTCGGCCACGCCCTGGCAATCTTGCAGCGCATTGACCGGCGCGGCGGGCGTAGGCACGCCGCCGTAGCTGACGAACCGGCATTGTGTGATGGGCGCCGTGGCGGTCACGGTGACCGCGTGGCGTTTGTCGAACTGGCGGCCGTAGCCGGGTTGTGCGGGAAGTGGCATCGTTGCTCCTGTTGCAAGTGGGTTGCGCTGGCGGCAACCGGGGTCTTTCACCCAAAAGGCCCGCCGGCTTTGCAGCGGGCGGGCGAATGGCGCTTGCGCGCGCCATGGGTCGGAGAGACAACGGTTAGCGCTTCTTCGGCGGCGCCTTGGTGGCAGTAACCGCCTGGGCGGCGGCAGGAATATTCGTGGCGGCGGTACCCGTGGCCGCGCCAGCGCCTTTGGCCTGCGCTGCGTCAGGGGCTTCGCGCGCGGCCTTCGCGCCCAGCAGGGCGCGGCGGTCTGGCTCTTGCAGATCGGGCAGCGGCTGGCCGGGCTGGATGATTCGGCGCTCGCCGTCCACCATGACGGCGGTGGCGACCAGGGCAATCAGTTTCATGGCCGCGCCCCTCAAGCCGGGTTCTGGAACAGGAAGCCCGCCGTGCCGCGCACCAGCGTGGGGCTGCGCTCGAACGTCGCGCCGTAAATCCAGCTCTTGGTAGAACGGTCGTAGTACGGCGTTTCGACAAACGGGTGGCCGGGCAGCCAGCTCGTGAAGCCAAAAGCCGGCTCGCCCAGGCCCAGGCCGCTGCCGTCGGGGCCGATGTTGGGCGCATACGCCAGCACGGCGTTGTTGCCCCACACGTCGTTGACCTTGTGGTCTTCGCCCGTCCATACCGCGTCGGCCACTACGATTTTCGGCACGTTAAAAATCGTCTTGAGCTGTTCCAGCGTCGCTGGGCCGAGCACCGTCGTAGGCAGGAAACTCTTGACCTCAGGATTCATGGTCAGGGGATTGAGCACGCTGGCGCCCAGCACCAGGGTGTTGGGGCGCCGGCCCGTGGCGTGGCGAATCTCCTCGGCCATGTTGCGAATGTCGGTGACCGGTGTGCCAGTAGAAGCACTCCATTTCGCACCGCCCGCCAGCGCCAGCGAGTTACCGCCATAGGCCGCGGCGTCCAGGGCGATGGCCGCCGCCTCCAGCTCGTAGCTGAGGTTGAGGATTTGCAGCGCCGTGTTGACGGCGATCCGGCTGATATCGATGTTGGCGCCGACGTTCAAGCGGCGCGCCTCGTCCTGCTCCTGGATCAGCTCGCGCGGGATCGGCACGTCGATGGCGTGCTGATCGACGGTGTAGGTCTTACCCTGCCAGCCGATCTGCACCTGCTTGGTGGCGGCGCCCGGCGCGCGCCGGGTGTTGTAGGCGCGCGTGGCCTCGTCGCCCATTTGCGCAAGCTGAAAGCCGCGCAGCGCCGTGGGCAGGCGCGGGAACAGCTCGGTGGCGGCCATCGCCACGCCCTGCGCCACGCCGGTGAGCATCAAATTGCCCAGGATCGGGTTGGCCAGGCGGATGTCTTTCGGAGTCATGGTGGTGTCCTTTCAAATCAGGCCGTGAACGCCGTCACCCTGGACAGCGCCTCGGCGTAGCTCACCTCGGGGTGATCGACCTGGTAGCGGCGGGCCGCCTTGTCGATCTCGTCGTCGCTCTTGCCGCGCGCGTCGAAGCCCGCGCCCGCGCCGTCGCCGCCGGCCTGCTCGCCAAAACTCACGGCGGCCGTGCGGCTGCTCATGTGGCCTTGCAGCCAGGCGCACATCTGCATGGGCGTGATTTGCGTGGTGGTGCCGCCCTCGGCAAACGACAGCGGCTGCCCGGCGGCGGCGAGCGTCTCCAGCGCGGCCACGGCGGTGTTCTTGTCCTTGGGCAGCAGGCGGCCCGCCTTGACCTCGGCCTCGGCAAAGCTCACGAAGCCCGCGCGCCGGTCGGCCGCGGCCTTTTCGGCAAAGCTGGCGGCCTGCGCCTTGGCGGCCGCGGCGTCCTCGTTGGCGGCCTTGGCCTCGGCTTGCGCCTTGGCGATGGCCTCATCCTTGGCCTTGGCATCGGCGCGCAGGCGCTCCAGTTCGGCCTTGTCTGCATCACTCATTTGGTGCTCCTGTTCGGGTTGAGTGGATGGGGTTGCCGGCTCGCCGGCGTCTTCTTCGGAAAAACTGACGTGCTCGCCGGAATCGGCAAAGCTCATGTCCTTGAGGCCCGCCACCGCTGGCGGCTGCGCGCCAAGAAAAGCCACGTGCCGCAGGTACCACTTGCCCGGCGTTGGGTTGTGCGGCGCGCCCGGCGGGTAAAAACTGGCGCTGCGCTTCTTGAAACGCCCGGCCTGCACCATCTGGGCAAAGGCGGGATCGACCTGGTGCGGATCGACGGCCAAGTTGCCGTCGGCATTGATGAACACGCGCTTGACCCAGCCGTAGGCCGGCAGGTTGTCCTTGGGGTGGCCCACCGTCAGCGGCGCTTCGCGCAGCTGCGCGTTGTAGCCGGCGGCCATTTCCGCCAGATGCTCCTGGCCGAAGGTGTGTGTGTTGCCCGCGTCGTCGCGGTGCGTGCCCGCGCGGAAAATCTCAATGCCCTGCGGTAGTAAATGGCCCCCACGCTCCACGGCTTCGCCTGTTGCGCTGCCCCCCGGGGGGGCGCTCGCCGCCTTGGGGCGGCCCGGCGGCGGCGAGGTGGCGCCGCCTGGATCAGCGGGCGGCGCGGCGGGTGCGGGGTTTTCCAATGCCATAGCCGGCACTGTCGCGCGGCGGCGCGTCTATATCTAAATGACGGGTGTCAGTTATTCAAAACTCAGCGCGCCCTGCCGCCTGGCGCGCTCGATGCGCAGCCAGTCGGCCTCG